ATTAAAGAAAATATTAAACGAGATCTTAAAAAGTATGCTGTTGCAGGGATTGTTCCTGAAATATTAGACTTAAAATATCTTTATGTTGAAATAAACTCAAAAGTTTACTACGATACCAATCTTGCTCCGAGTTCTGAGTTTGTATCAAGCATTATTCAAAATAATACAACAAAATATGCAGAATCAACTGAGTTGAATAAGTACGGAGCAAGATTTAAATATAGCAAATTCCTGAAAACTATTGATGAAAGTCACGAATCTGTTACATCTAATATCACAACGATTCAGATGAGAAGAGATTTGCGAGTTGTACTGAATACATTTGTAGAATACCAAATTGGTTTTGGAAATGAATTTCATATTAAAAGTATGAATGGATATAACATTAAATCTTCTGCATTAAGGGTATCTGATATATCTCAGGTAGTGTATATTTCAGATGTTCCAAACACAAATAGAGAAACTGGATCGTTATTTTTATTCACAGTTCCATCATCAAATTCAACAACTCCAACCATAGTAAAAAGAAACGTAGGTAATATAAACTATAAGAAAGGTTTAATAACTTTAAACCCGATAAATATTCAGTCGGGGAAAATAAAAGATGGTCAGACAATTATTGAAATTTCTACAACTCCACATTCAAATGATGTAATTGGACTCCAAGATTTATATTTGCAACTCGATATTAGTAATAGTAATTTTGAAATGATTATCGATAGCATTTCATCTGGTCTTGACCCCTCAGCATCAAATTATATTCAATCTTCAAGTTATGCAAATGGTCTTTTAGTTCGTCCAACAAGTAATATAGGTAGTATTACCTCTCAAAATGTAACGCTCTCTACACCATTCGCACCATCAACAAATTCATAGTCATATTAATAAGAACAAACTAATCAAATGACAGAAAAGAGAATTCAATTTAGCAATATAGTACGAAACCAACTCCCATCCTATGTCAAGGAAGAGTTTCCGTTAGTATCAGAATTTCTTTCTCAATATTATCTTGCACAAGAGTTTCAAGGTGCTGCTGTTGATTTAATTCAAAATATTGATAAGTATGTTAAAGTTGATGAAATAACTTCTCAAGTAGAATCTGCTATTTTATCTGATAATATTATAACAATTGATGAAACTATTCTTGTAGATATATCTTTAACTCCAACAGGAACAAATGGATTTCCAGATTCTTATGGTCTATTGCAAATAGATAATGAGATTATTACTTATACTGGAAAAACTTTTAATTCTTTTACTGGATGTATAAGAGGATTTAGTGGAATAAGTTCTTATATATCTTCAAATCAACCAGATCAATTAGTTTTTTCTAAATCAGAATCTGCTGATCATTCCTCTGGATCTACTATTACTAATTTGAGTTCTTTATTTCTGAAAGAATTTTTACTCAAAATTAAATATCAATTGACTCCAGGATTCGAAAATAGAACTTTAGACAAAGATTTAAATAATTCTTTATTCATTAAGCAGTCAAAAGATTTTTATAGAAGTAAAGGTACTGATGAGTCGTTTGAAATTTTATTCAGAGTTCTTTATGGCGAAGATGTAAGCATTGTTAGACCTAAAGAATATCTTTTTAGACCTTCAGACGCACAATTTCAAATTACAACCGATTTGGTTGTAGAAAGTATTGAAGGAAATCCAGAAAATTTAATAAATTCTACTTTAATTCAGGACGAATATTTTGACTTTGGAAAAGCATATGCACCAGTTACAAAAGTAGAGAAAATAATTTCTAAGGATGCAAAGGAATATTATAAACTCAGTTTTGATTCTGGTTATGATAAAGATATAACCTTTGATGGTGCATTATATGGACAATTTAAAGTTCATCCACAAACTAAAGTAATTGGACAATACAATGTAGATTCTGTTAATGGACTCACAACTCTTGATGTTGATTCAACTATAGGGTTTCCATATGATGGAGAATTAAATGTTACATATGACGATCAAAGCAAAGGTATCATAACGTATACCTCAAAAAATATAAATCAATTCTTTGGATGTTCAAATATCACAGGAATCATAAACGATTCTTCTAATATTGGAATTAACACTTACGCAAGAAGTTTTGACAACCTTATTAAAGTAAGAATTACTTCAGTCATAAAAGATTTTAATTTAATCGACGATACATACTACCTTAAAAAGGGGTATACATCCCAAATTAAAACTTTAGGAGTTAACTCAGAAGATGTAGTCTCAAATAACTGGTTTTTTAATATTTCAACTTCATATGATGTTGATTCTATTTCCTTGATTGACAATACAGATAAAACTTATAGAGTCAATACAAAGTTAAATCATATTTTTAGAATAGGTGACAGTTTAAAAATAATTGACAATAGTGGAATAGAAAAAAACTCTACTATAATTGATGTTGTTTCAGAAAAATCATTTAATATAAAAGGGCAGGGAGAGTTAGTAATTACTAACTCATATACGGTAAGAAGAAATATTTTAAAGACAAACTCTTCAACGTTTCCAGAAATTTCTGCTTATAATGCAAATATTCAAAATATTTACAAAGATAACGAGAAAACTATAGTCGCATCACCTTCTCTTCCACATTATAATAATCAATCATTAAATGTGTCTTCAAGAGAAATAATTTTTTCTGGAACATTTGATTCAGATACTTTCAAAATTACTTCCACCACAGATCATGGATTTTATACTGGAGATTCGGTTTATTATACTCCAGAAAAAATAATAACAGAATCGTTTGATGAAGATGGCAATATTATTGAAACTTCACAAATTCAGAGTAAGTTGTTTGATGAAGGCATATATTTTATCAAAAGAATAGATTCAAACAATGTTAAACTTGCTAGAAGCAGATCTAATATTTACGATTTAAAATTTGTTTCTGTTGACAGTTCAGTAACAATAAATTCAAATAAACTTGAATATTATAGATTTAAATCAAAGACACTACAATCACAAAATCTTTTTAGGGAAATTTCTTCGCCTATTAATGATGGTGCTGAATATCCAACAGAACCTGGATTTACTGGAATTTTAATTAATGGTGTTGAAATATTAAATTATAAATCCAGAGATGTTGTATATTATGGATCTTTAAATGAAATAGAAGTTACTGCTCCTGGCACAAATTATGATGTAATTAATCCTCCTATTTTATCAATTAGTGACCCAGTGGGATCTGGTGCAACAGCACACTGTTCAATAAGAGGTTCTCTCAATCAAATAAGAGTAATTGATCCTGGATTTGATTATGCAGAAATACCATCAATTAGAATAACTGGTGGAAATGGTGCAGGTGCCAAAGCTTATGCTGGTATGAAATTAGTTGACCACCAATCAACTTTCAACTCTGAAATTAATTCGGAGCAAGTATCTTTAATAAGTAATACTGTTGGATTTAATACATATCATAAATTCAGAAACACTGAAAGAATAATTTATGACACTCAAGGACAAAAGGGAGTTGGTGGACTATCCACAGATTCTTCATACTTTGTTTCTGTACAATCACCAACCACAGTTAAGTTATACAATACTTTAGGAGATGCAATATCTGGAATTAATACTGTTAATTTAACTTCTCATGGAATTGGAGATCATGAATTTAGATCTTTTAATAAAAAATCTATTTTAGGATCAGTTAATATAGAAAATTCTGGTTCTGGGTATCAGAACAAGAAAAAAACAGTTTTAAGTTCAGTAACGGGTATTAATACTTCAATAAATCAAATTAATATTTCAAATCATGAATTTGAATCAGGAGAAGTTGTAAAGTATTCTACAAGTGGATCAATAATTGGAGGATTAACTAATAATACTGAATATTATCTAACAAAAGTTAATAATAACAGCTTTAAACTATCAGCAATCGGAACTGGATCAGTAGAAAATAATTTTTATTATGCTACAAAACAATTTATTAATTTAACTTCAATTGGTTCTGGAATTCAATCATTTAATTATCCAGAAATTTCTGTTGAAGTTATTGGTAATGTTGGTATTTCTTCAATTGGATCTAATACTTTTAAAGCAGTTATTCAACCAATTTTTAGAGGAGAAATTGTTTCGGTACATTTAGAAAACACTGGATCTAATTATGGATCATCAGAAATTATAAACTATAATAGACAACCATTACTTACTTTAAATAGTGGTTCTGGTGCTAAAGTTGTTCCTATTGTCTCAAATGGAAGAATTATAGAAGTTTTAGTAAATTCTTCAGGAAGTGGATATAACTCTCCTCCAAGTTTAACAATTGATGGCGAAGGTTTTGGTGCAGTACTCACTCCAATTATTGAAAATGGACAATTAATTAAAGTTAACGTAATTGAATCTGGTATTGGATACTTGTCAAGTACCACTGCAATAAATGTCATTGCTGCAGGACTTTCTGCAGAATTTAATACGAAAATACAATCTTGGAATGTTAATCTTTTTCAAAAAAATTCGACAATTATTTCTGATGACGATGGATTTTTATCGGAAGGAATTAATCAAAATTTTGAATTAGAATATTCTCATTTATATACACCAAGAAAACTTAGAGAAATTGTTTATGCATCGGATCAATCTGGAAATATTTTATATGGAAGAAAGGACTTAATAAAATCTGGTAATAAAGAGGTGTCGTCAAATGACCACTCTCCAATTATTGGGTGGGCATATGACGGAAATCCAATTTATGGTCCATATGGATATTTTACGAAACAGGGTGGTATAATATCCCAAATGAAGTCTGGATATAAACTAGATTTAAAACCGAATAGACCTTCGGTTTCTGCCTTTCCTGCAGGATTTTTTATTCAGGATTATAGTCATTTTGAAGTTTCTGATGAAAATGTATTAGATAAAAACAATGGAAGATTTTGTGTTACTCCAGAATATCCAAATGGAACATATGCATATTTTGCGGCGATTAGTAATTCTGCCGCAGATTCTTCCGGCCTTTTTGCTGGGTATAAATCGCCTGTATTTCCATATTTGATTGGAGATAATTTTAATTCAAAACCAAATGAATTTAATTTTAAACCATCATCAAATCAAAATGATCTCGATTTAAATCAAACGAATTTTTCAAGAAATACTAATCCATATAATTTAATTGAAAATGGTGCTTCTTATGCATACTTGGATACACCAAATCTTTTAAATCAAACTGCTGATATTAAATATGCTACTCCGGGATCTATAGAAAAAATAGATATATTTTCTGGTGGTTCTGGATATAAAGTTGGAGACAAGTTAGTATTTGATAATGAAGGTACTGATGGTTTTAATGCCTCCGCTGAGGTAGAAAGAATTTCTGGTAGATTCATAGATTCTATTAGTGTTGCAACAACATCAATATCAAATGTTGAATTTTATCCAAATGCATCTCAAGGGAATTTCTTAGTATTTTCAGAAAATCCTCATAATTTTACAAATTCTGATTTAATTGTCGTCTCTGGGTTAAATACAACTTCATCTTTAATTGAAGGATCTTATAGAATTGGAGTAACAACAAATACAATTGCCCTTACTGCTGGTATTGGTAGCACTGCAATAACTGGGATTATTACTTATTTTTCTGTTGCAGGAAACTTAAATTATCCTAATATTCGTGAAAATGATATTTTAGGCATTGGTACAGAACAAATTAAAGTATTAAATGTTGATACGAGATCATCAAGAATTAAAGTTCTTCGTGCAATAAATGAAACAGTAGGATCTTCTCATAGTGTTACTGATGTTCTGTATGAAAATTCAAGAAAACTTATAATAAATGCTGGGTTTAGATCACAATATGATTATAAAGTTAATCGTGAAATTTATTTCAATCCAATTGATGCTGTCGGTTTGGGAACAACTTCTGGAATTGGAATTGGTGTTACTTTAATTTTTTCAAATCCAGGAGTTGGCATCACTCAAATTTTTATTCCTACAAAGTCCATTTATATACCAAATCATCAATTAAATACTGGAGATGAGTTAATATACTCTACAAATAATGGATCTGTAATTGGAGTTTCTACAAATGGAATATCCACTTCAGTATCACTTTCAAATCAGTCGATAGTATATGTTGCAAAAATATCAGATGATTTAATTGGCATTTCTACATTCAAGGTTGGTCTTGGAACAGGAGGAACTTTTGTTGGAATTACAAGTCAGACAAGTGGAATGGGAATCTTACATTTCACTAGTGTAGGCACCGGAGAAAATCATAGTTTTAAAACAACTTATAATGGATTAATTGGAGATATTTCGAAAAATACAGTCACAGTATCTGCTGCACAAACTCATGGACTTTTAAATAATGATATAGTTTTTATTGATGTAAACCCATCAATATCAACTACATTTACTTTTAAATATAATGACTATAACAGAAAATTATTAGTAAATCCAAAAGATTTTATTTCTGCAGGAATTAATACAACTACAAATACAATTACAATCATTGATCACAAATTTGAAAGTGGACAAAAAGTAATTCATACTGCAACAATCCCATCGATTGGTCTTGAAAATAATAAAGAATATTTTATTATTGCAGTTGATACAAATAATATTAAACTTACTAATACTTATTATGATTCTATCAATACAAAACCAAGCATTGTTGAAATCACTAGTGCTTCTGATGGAACATTATCTGCTATTAATCCACCAATACAAGTATATAAAGATTCTTCAGTTATTTTTGATCTGTCAGATTCATCACTTTCATATACTCAACAATCAACTCTATATCCAGCATTTGATTTAAAATTTTTCAATGATTCTAATTTTACAAAAAATTATAATAGCAATTCTGATGGCAGAGTTTTTGAAGTTCAAAAAATAGGAACAGTTGGAGTTACTAGTGATGCAAAAGTTATTTTATCAGTTAATGAAAGTACTCCAGAAAATCTTTATTATAATTTAATTCCAATTTATGATGGAAATCTTCCTGAAAATAAAAAATTAATTACTGAAGATCATGAAGTTCTATCGAATAATGAAATTCAAATTCTTAACAGTCAATATAACGGAGAATATATTGTCACAGTAGGATCTAGCACATCATTTACTTATGATGTTGCAAAAGTTCCTGAAGAAAATTTATATATTTCGGACATATCTAGTATAAAATACGAAACTAATTCCCCAAATACTAATG